GCGACGTCTCCGGGATTCAAGGGTCGCCCGGAACTCGCCACGAACATGACCCCGGAGAGCTCATGGTTAGTCTTTGAATGGGCAAACCGGGCGACCTGATGGTAAGTCTGCTCGCCGGACGTGTAATTGGCCACATGCCCGGCGATGGTGCAAGTGCGGGTGTCACCAGCCTTGACGTCGCCGATGGAGTTGATGGCGGCGCGAGCGGCTGCCTCGGAAGCAACCTCGCTCAGCGCGCCGCTCGTAAACTCGCGAAGCAGGCGTGAGACGTTGGCAATGGTGAGAATGGCCAGGCCCGGATGGCCGCCTTTGCCCTTCACGGTGACGTACAGCTCATCGCCGAAAACGTCCCACTTGCTGTCGACGGGTTGACCGCCACTGGTCAGTATGAAACTGGTCATGGGCGGCGGCTCGCGCTTAGTGATCTGAGCGAAGGCGAGGCGAACGACGTGGCCGGCAGACTGGTGCTTCTCAAGGCGCACGGTGACAGGGTCCTGACCGGGGAGGTGAACAATCTTCACGATCCAGTTGGGCTTGGGGTCTAAGCCGAAAATGTCGACCTCACCCCAAGCGTCGAGCTCGCCTTGCTGAATCTCAGGCCCGCCCACGTCGCGCAACACGATCGAGTCGTATATGGGTGAACTGGATGGCACGCCGAGCTCACGTTGCCGGAGCTCAGCCTTGAACAACTCGTGCTTCTCCAAAGAATACCCGTACCGCCGCTCGAGGTCAAGCCACGTCTGGCCGATAGGCTCGGCCTCACCCGCAGACCCGAGGGCCTGCCACTCGACGTTGTGGGGCGTATACGCCTGAGTGTGGCAGCTCCGTGTAAGGCAGTCGTCGACCCAAGCGCTGAGGAGGGGGTTGCCAGAACTCTTAACGCGTAGGCCTCGAGCGACGCCGTGCAAAAACGACAGCTCCTTACCGGGCGGACAGCGTAAGCTGACGCCGCCTTTGGCAAGGACACGGCCGCACTTGGCCATGAAGTTGGGGCCGCCAGAGTCAACGCTGAGGTAATGGCTGCAAAACTCAAGCAGGCAATCTTCGGGCGGGTAATGAGGCTCGCTCTTAAAGCCGAGCTTGGCCATTTCGGCCTGCCACAGAATGGGCGGGCCGTCGTGGCAGCCAACATTGTCGTCCCCCTGCGCCAGCATCATCATGTGGTCCTTGAGCTCACGAAATGGGATGGCCCGCGCCTTGCAGAAGATATACGCGTGGCTGACCAGGTTCAAGAAGCTGTTGAGGTCAGAAGTGCCACAGTCCCCGCTGGCGCGGGTATAGTCGCACTCATAGTACCAGCCGGTTGACGTATAACCGTGCTTGCGCACGTTGGCTTGCAAGAGATCCATAGTCGCGGGCGGGGCACCGAAATACTCACACAACGTCATCTCGGCAGCGGTCATGACGCGCTGGACGGACAAGTCCCACTTGGCAACGTCGTCATCGAACTTGACGCGGCCGGGGATGTTGATGGCCTCAGCGCAATCGCGGGTGGTCCAGCCGACGGTATAGGCGAGCCCGTTCTTGCCATTGAGGGAGGCTTTCAAGACAGAGCGCAGCGCGGAGAACCACGGCCCAACGAGGACGGTCATCTCAGGATGAGCACCCTGTATCAAGCGCGGGGCCTTGTCGTCGCTGCCAGCACTGTTGACGTTGAGGCCAAGCTCGTACTTGC